ATGAGCGCACCGCGTTACACGATGAGCACGGAATTGCTGGCGGACGTGACCCGCGAGTTGACCCACCGGTTTGGCCTCAAAGCGAAGAAAGACTATTTACGCGGCGGCAAGTGCCCGGATTGCGGCAAGCCTGAGCTGTACGCCAATGCCAGTGCACCGTGGGTGATTCGCTGCGGTCGCCTGAAAAATTGCGGCTTCGAAGCGTCCGTGAAGGATCTCTTCCCCGACCTGTTCGAGGATTGGTCTGAGCGCTACAAGAAAACTGACGACACCCCGCATGCCGCGGCCGATGCGTATCTAAAAAATGCGCGCGGCTTCAATTTGGCGCGCGTGCAAGGCACGTACACGCAGGAATGGTTCAAAGACCTGGACAGCGGCGCCACGTCGGCCACGGTGCGTTTTTCGCTACCTTCTGGCGGTTTCTGGGAACGCTTGATCGATCGCGCCCATCGCTTCGGCAAGATGAAAGCGCGCTTTGCGCCGGGCAAAAGTTACGCAGGCGAGGTATGGGTGCCACCCACGCTCACCGCCGACAAGCTGTCCACGCTCGACAAGCTGTGGTTGGTGGAGGGCATTTTCGATTCGGTTGCGGTCGGCCACCACGGCATCGAGGCCGTGTCGGCCATGAGCTGCAACAACTACCCGGATAAGTTTCTGGCAAGGCTGCGCGCGCAGCGCGGTACGAACGTGCCCACGTTGGTGTGGGCGCTGGACGGCGACGCTGCGGGCCACGACTACACGCAGCGATGGGTAAAGCGTGCGCGGAAGGAAGGCTGGAAGTGCGAAGCCGCGGCCATTCAGCAGACCGGCAAGAGCAAACAGGACTGGAACGACCTGCATCTGGCCGACAAGCTCATGCCCAGCGATATCGACGAATACCTGTACCAAGGTTCGTTGCTAATCGCACGCAACCATGCCGACAAGGCTCGCCTCATCTTCCGGCGCACCGGCATGGCGACGTTCTTTTATGACTTCGCCGACCGCCTGTATTGGTTCGATCTCGATATCAAGGCGCTCGACAAGGCCATGCAGCAACTCGAGGGGAAAGACTCCGACCAGGACGAGCAGGAACGTCGCGACCAGGCGCTGGTGGAAGCCTGCGAGAACGTGGAGATCGCCAACTGCAATCCGCAGCCGTTGTACTACCAGGCCAACACCGTCACCGATGAGTCCTGGTACTACTACCGCGTGAGCTTTCCACACGGCGGCGGTTCGGTGAAGAACACCTTTGCCGGCAGCAGTCTCGCCAGTGCCAGTGAATTCAAAAAACGCTTGCTGAGCATTGCACCGGGCGCCGTATTCACCGGCACAAGCCAGCAGCTCGACCGGATCATTCAGCGGCAGCTCTTCAACATCAAAACCGTCGATACGATCGACTTTGTCGGCTACAGCAAAGAGCACGGCGTCTACGTCATGGGTGATATCGCCATCAAGGATGGCGTGCTGCATACGCTCAACGACGAGGATTACTTCGAGTTGGGCAAGCTCAACCTCAAGACACTCAGCCAGTCGCCGCAGCTCACGTTCAACCGCGATCGGCGCGAGTATCGCGCCGAGTGGCTTGATCTCGTCTGGCAGTGCTTCGGGGCCAAGGGACTGGTCGCGCTCGCGTTCTGGTTCGGCAGTCTGTTTGCCGAACACATCCGACAGGTCCAGAAGAGCTACCCGTTCCTGGAACTGGTCGGCGAGGCCGGTGCCGGTAAGTCCACCTTGATTGAATTCATGTGGAAGCTCTTCGGACGCCGCGACTACGAAGGCTTCGACCCGTCGAAGTCCACGTCGGCCGCACGGGCGCGCAATTTCGCTCAGGTGTCCAACTTGGCGGTGGTACTGATCGAAAGCGATCGCGACGACGACGCCAAGAAGCGTTTTGACTGGGATGAACTGAAGACCGCGTACAACGGCCGCAGCGTGCGTGCCACGGGCGTCAAGAACTCGGGCAATGAGACGCGTGAGCCCCCTTTCGCGCCACGGTGGTGATTTCGCAGAACGCCAAAGTCGAGGCCAGCGAAGCGATCATGCAGCGCATTTGCCATATCACGGTGGACCGCTCAGCGCACACGGCACAGACACGCGCCGCGGCGCTCAAGCTGGAACAGATGCCGGTGGATGCGCTCAGCCACTTCCTGCTGATGGCCACGCGGGCGGAATCGACGGTGATGGAAACCATCCTGGCCAACACGCCGCAGCACGAGCAAGCCTTACTGGAACATCCGAGCGTCAAAACCACGCGTATTGCGAAGAATCATGGCCAACTGCTCGCGGTGTTCGACGCGTTGTCGCACGTGGTCACGCTGACCGACGAGCAAAAAGACGCGGTGCTTCGCGAAGTTCAGGCCATGGCCGCTGAGCGCCAAGAATCGATCAGCAGCGATCACAAGATCGTGCAGATTTTTTGGGAACGTTTCGACTATCTCGATACGTGGAACGGCGCGATGGCGACGCTCAACCACAGCCGCAATCCCCATGAGATCGCCGTCAACCTCAATCACTTCGAGCAAATCGCGGCGCACCACCGCCTCGAAGTGCCGTCGCTGTCCGACCTCAAGAAACATCTGCGCTCATCACGCGCGCGTAAGTTCGTGGACAACAAAGCCGTAAACAGCGCCATCTGGCTCCACGACAGCACCGACGAATCCCGTGGCCGCACCGTCAAATGCTGGGTTTTCCAGCGCGGCCCCAACGAACAGCCGACTGCATCGGCTCGCAAGTAGTCAGTCCAATAACCAAAAAAGGGAACAAAGAGCCTCATGAGCAAGAATCATCACATCGTTGATGCCGAGCTATTGCGCACGCTGTCCGGCAAGCGCACGGAAGCCGCCGTACGCAGATGGGCGAGCCGACAAGGTATCGCTATCAAGGATGGTGCCGATGGTCCATGGACCACCATCCAAGCTGTAAATGTTTCGCTTGGAATCAATGAAGCCAGCAATGATCGCGCATACCGCAGGGACATCCTATGACTCGCGGCAGAAGGCGCAAACACGATCTATCAATTCCTGCGCACATTAATCAGAAAAAGCTGCCGGTAGGTTGCTATTGGGATCGACGCGACCGGGCGTGGTACACGATTCTTCAGCAGCAAGGTAAGGCACGCCGCAAAAATATAGCCAAGGCGGATGCCATGCTTTCCGACCTCCATCGCATCATGGAGGAACTCCGCGGCGTTAATCGGAAGTCGCTGAAATGGCTTTTGAGCGAATATCACGCTAGTCACGTATTTAAAGGCCTCTCTGACCGTACGCGGGAGGACTACCAGGATCAACGGGAGATTGCGTTAGCGATGCCCACGAAGATCGGACCACTGGGCACACTCGACTATGTTCGACTGGAAACCCATCACTTTCAGAAGTTAGTGGACAGCCTGGCCGACGCAGGGACGCCAAGTAAGGCGAACAGCCTTATGCGATATCTCAAGCTTGTCTATTCGTGGGGCGTGAGGCGCGGTCTTATTGCTATCAATCCAGTGAAGGGGGTGAAAGGGGCCAAAGAGCGCAAGCAGCGACGCATACCGGAACCACCAGTGATGACAGCACTCATCCAACTCGCCTACGCAGGGGGTCAACTGAAACCTCATACCAGTGGGAGCTGTCCACCCTATCTTTGGGCGATCGCCGATTTGGCTTATCTGTGCCGCCTTCGTGGTATCGAGGTGATCACCGCGACAGAAGAACAGGCACTCAAGGAAGGATTCCGGACGAACCGCCGCAAGGGTTCTCGCGACAATATCGTCGCTTGGACGCCACGACTGCGTACTGCATATGACTGTCTAATCGCTCGCCGTGACGCCGTGTGGGCTGAAAAGAAGCGACCAATACCAATCCGCCCTAAGGATCGACCGATTGTCGTTTCGGAAGATGGTGGTCCGCTGAAAAAGAGTTCACTCGACTCGGCATGGCAGCGACTGATTCATCGCGCACTACGGCTAAATGTGATCTCAGCAGAACAACGTTTCGGACTGCATGACTTGAAGCGCAAGGGCATCACCGATACGCCAGGTACGCGCAAGGACAAGCAACACGCGAGCGGTCACAAGAATGAGTCCATGATGGACGTCTACGATCTCAGCCTACCCATCGTTGAACCATCATCGACCGCCTGAATTTTACGGGGAATTTTACGGGTAAGCGCCAAATTCGCCACTTTCATGGGCAATAAAAAAACCCGCAAAGCCTTTGGCCATGCGGGTTTGAAGTTGGTGGGCCGTGACAGATTCGAACTGTCGACCAACGGATTAAAAGTCCGCTGCTCTACCGACTGAGCTAACGGCCCGGTAAAAAGTGAGCTGGTAATTTTAGGGTCTGGGCGCCCGATGCACAAGCCGATGCCGGCATCGGGTGCCTTCAGGCGTAGTGAGTAGGGTCTGGCAAGCCGGCTTCGCGGAAGCCCTGCTCGCGCAGACGGCAGGCGTCGCAGCGCCCGCAAGCGCGGCCTTCGGCATCGGCCTGGTAGCAGCTGACGGTGGCGGAGAAATCCACGCCCAGGCGATGGCCTTCGCGGGCAATGTCGGCCTTGCTCATGGCCATCAGCGGGGCGTGGATGCGGATACCTGCACCTTCCACGCCGGCCTTGGTGGCCACGTTGGCCAAGCGCTCGAACGCTTCGATGAAGGCCGGGCGACAATCGGGATAACCGGAATAATCCACCGCATTGACTCCGCACCAGATGTCGGTGGAACCCAGCACTTCGGCCCAGCCCAGCGCTACCGATAGCATGATGGTGTTGCGTGCTGGCACATAGGTGACGGGAATGCCGTCGCTGCTCTGCTCCGGCACGTCGATGTCTGCGGTGAGCGCAGAGCCGCCGATGCTGCGCAAATCCACATGCACGGTTTTGTGTTCGACCACGCCGAGCATGTGTGCAACGCGCGCTGCCGCATCCAGCTCGGAACTGTGACGTTGGCCGTAGGCGACGCTCAGTGCGTGCACTTGATAGCCCTGCTCGCGGGCGATGGCGATGGTGACGGCGGAGTCCATGCCGCCTGAAACGAGAATGACGGCTTTACGGGGTGTAGAACCTGACATGGTGATTTCCAAGTGCAGAAAACGGCCGGTCACCGGCCGGGAAACGCCATCGGCGACACAGGCCGATGCGTGTGATTTTATTTCTCCATCTCGCGGAGGAGCTTCGTATCGTCATTCCGGCGCAGGCCGGAATCCAGTGAAACATGGCGCGCGAAGCACACGACAAAAAATAGGTTCTGTGTGCTTCGCACGACGTATTGAAACTGGATTCCGGCCTGCGCCGGAATGATGGCGAGGCGATATTGAGCATTCAAAAACGGCTCAATGCCCAGGCGCATCAT